AATAAAGTATTTATTGGTTACTGCCGACCACAGGGAACTATATTTCGACCATTGGTTGGATATGATTTCGGCAATGGCAACAATGATTGATAAAGGCGAGACGGTCTGTGTCAAAAAACTGGATGAACGGATTACGAATGATGAAAAGTGTTGCTGATGAAATCCGGTTAATCCATAAAGAACTCGGATGGGTAATGAAGCACCTCGCCAACATCTATCAGGCTGTGAAGTCAGACGACGACACAGCCGTTGTTGATGAAACCGACCCACGCCAAATGTCGCTATTCCCCGACAATGGAGAAACTGACGATAATTTATAGGTATGAAATGAAGTCGAAACAACAGATTATAATGGAACTGTACGAAACAAACTTTGTTGAGAAGTACGCCCGGAAGATTGCCAACGATGCCGACAGGATGTTTCTCGATGATATTGTTGCGGAGTTGTATTTATACATCTGTGAAATGCCGACAGACCTGATTACAGGCATATACAACCGTTGCGGTATTAATTGTTTCAGACGGTACATTTCGGGTGTTGTGTTCAAACAGATGAGGTCGCAGAATAGTAAGATATTTTGGAAGTACAAACGACACGCACAGCGGTATATACCTGCATCACAGGTCGAGAACTTTGATAGGTTATGGGAAGAAAGCGGAAACAACTCACTATAGACACATCGGCAAAGGTATTCCACGACCTCGATGTCGAGTACACAGCCAACGACTATAACAATGCAATGGTTGATGCGCTCAATAGTCTGCCGCCAGATGAACGCTCGATGATGATTCTGTATATCGCTACAGGATGCAACAAAAGCAAACTGGCAAAGATGCTCGGCTGTAGTCGCACGCACATACACCCTCGTATCGTTGCACTCCAAACAAAACTGAAAGAAATAATCAAAACAAAAAAAAACGCTGACGATGATTTATATTAACATTCTACTGATTGCCGCTATATGGGTGTTCCTGCTCGATTTGAGCGGAGCGTGGCAGTCAATGACAACCCATATTTCGGAATGGCTCACAAACGGCAAAATCCGAAAACCGATAGAGTTGAAGCCTTTTTCCTGCTCGTTGTGTATGACCTTTTGGACAGGCTTGTTGTACATCCTGATTGCAGGACGATTCACAGTGCCGACAGTGGCGTATGTCTGTCTGATTGCATACCTGACACCGAGAATCAAAGACACGCTGATTGTTGCTGATGCAATGTTGGCGAGATTGTTCAACCTTTTAATAAGTCGCAAAGATGGATAACAAACCAACTATGACGAATGAACAGCGGAAAACCCTGCAGCGGTATGAAAAGCACCTCCACAGCGCTTTTTATGCCGACTACGTTGTAGGACTACCAGCAAATGACGTTCGTGTCTTATTCGGCGTTTTCAACAAAATTTACTCCACCACCGAAACAAACTACAGTTGCAATTTCTGTGTGTTGAGAGTGTTGAAAGGCTTGGCGAGACTGTATTACAAATCTGACAGCAATAAAAAGACGAAATGAAAGAAAAGAAATCAATCATACAACAGGCTGTTATATTGCCAATTTCCGCACTGGAAACCAACACCGGACAGATTGAGGGATTGCCAAAGAACCCACGACTGATAAAGGGCGAGAAGTTCAAGAAACTCAAAAAGAGTATCGAGGACAATCCCGAAATGCTTGCGTTGCGAGAACTGCTCGTTTATCCTATAGGGGGGGGCAAATATATTATTATAGGGGGCAATATGCGATACACGGCAATGTCTGAATTAGGATATAAAGATGCGCCGTGTAAAGTCATTGACGAGAGTGCCACCGTTGAACAACTACAGGCATACACCATCAAAGACAACAGCGGATTTGGCGAGTGGGATATGGACTTACTCGCCAATGAATGGGATGTCGTTTTGCTTTCCGAGTGGGGTGTTGATTTGCCAACGGTCAGTGAAACCGAGAAACTATCACTACTCGATTATACAGGTGTGTACTATGAACCGCTGAAAGTACCTGACATTAAACTGATGGACTGCGTAAACCTCGACAAATTCAATGCCAAACTACAGGCGTTGAAAGAGTACAATTTGACTGATGAACAACGAGAAACGCTGAAATGGTTTGCATACCGATTCATAAAGATAGATTTTGAGAGTGTTGCGAATTACTATGCTTTCAATGCCACTGACGAGGAAAAGAAAGCCATTGAACGGCTGCGGTTGGTATTGACTGACAATGGCGTAAATGGTTTTATTCAGGACGATTTGTTGAGGGTTGCAGAGCGGGTTATGTTTGACGATGATAAGGAGAGCGAAGAATGAAAGACGACATACACATACTAATCCCATCGTACCACAGACCGAAAAACAACAAGACGGTCAAATACTTTGTCAAAATGGGATGGCAACCCGACAAACTGCACGTATTCATTGACAGCGAAGCAGACGACAAAGCGGACTATGACTTTGAATGTGCGAAGCAGGGTGTACAACTCCACGTCTTTGATATGAATGAAGCACGCAAGCGGTATGACTATATCCACCGACCTACACCTGCAAGACGTGCCGCAGGTCAAGCACGCAATATGTTTCAGGACTGGGCAAAAGAGAACGGCATTGATTTTTACTGTGTCATTGACGATGATACGCAAGGCTATGGAATCAAGTTCCCAAAGCACAGTGAAACGAGAGCGACCATTGACGACATCCGGGATGTGTTCTTTTACATCGAGGAATTTATGAGACGACAACACATTGGTTTGTTCGGACTGATGCAAAGTGGAGATGCGATTGGTGGAGCGAAACCACGATTGTACATTCCCAAAGTAATGAATACAACATTTTACCTGCTACCGTATGTGTACAGGGGCGAAAGAGGTGTGCAGGATGATGATACGAGTATGTTCGTGGGCGTGATGAACGAGGGGTATTTTACAGGCAGTACAGGTTGCGGTCTTATGCTGCATCAAACACCGAGTGCAAAGGCAACAGGCGGACTTACTGACTTATACAACGAATGCAAGTTGCTGAATAAATCACTCGTGACACCAATACAGTTTCCATCCGCTATCTTTGCCGAAAAGCAGGTCAAGAATGGCGGACGGTTACACCATCACATTTGCAACAAATACTTATTCCCACGAGTGTTGAAAGTCAAAGCAACAGACCGCAGCAATATGGCGTGGGATTCATTCCCTGAAGATATACCATTCACAAACGAACCGAATAGATTATGGCAACGAGAAAATCAATAACAAAGCAGAAAAAGGAAGCGATGATTGATGCACTGCGCCGTAGTGCAGGAAACATCACTGTCGCCTGTAAGAATGTAGGTGTGTCACGTGATACACATTACAGATGGTTGCACGATGACGACTGGTACAATGACGAGTGTTCAAAGGTTGATGAGGAAACAGGCGATATGGTTGAGGGCGAATTGATGAAACACATTCGCAATGGCAACCTTACGGCAATCATATTCTACTGCAAAACCAAACTGAAAGACAGGGGATATGTTGAAAAGAACGAAATGGATTTGGGCGGAGATATGACAATTAATGTGACCGACTTTGAATGAGACGACAGCGGACTATAACTGTAAACCTGTATAAACCCAAAGACTATCAGTTGGCGGTGCATCGTGGACTGTCCGAACACTGGGCGGATTCATTCCACTTTGTAAAGGCTGTGCGCCAGTGCGGAAAGTCGATGATGGCTGAAAACATCCTGATTAAAGCGTCACTGACACACCCGAACCAAACATCCGTACTGATTGCACCGACATTCAAACAGGCACGCAAGATTCTCAAATCTATTGTCCGCAAGTTCAGACGTACACCCCTGTATGCGGGAAGTAACAGCAGCGACCTCGAATTTACATTCTCCAATGGCAGTATCATTGTGTTTCTGTCTGCCGAACAGGGCGACAATATACGTGGTCAGACGGTGTCGCAATATGGTGTGTTGGTAATTGATGAAGCAGCGTATATCAGCGATGAAGTCTTTTACACCGCAACACCTTTCGTCAATGCAAACCACGCACCCATTGTCGCAGTCAGTACACCGAGATTCAAACAGGGTTTCTTCTATGATTTCTACGCTGATGGGTTGCAGGGCAAAGCAAACATCTACGCATACGATTTCACGGACTACGACAATCCATTTCTGACACCTGAAAAGTTGGAAATGTACCGCAACAAAATGCCGTTGAATCTATTCCGAGCAGACTACCTCGGACAATGGATGGAAACAACGTCTGATGTGTTCGGAGATTTCAAAAAGGTACTGTCAAACACTGTGTCAATGACCGGGCAATATACAGCCGGTATCGACTGGGGTGTTGGTAAGAACGCAAAGAGTAACGACAGCGACAGCACCTCTTTGTCGATATTCAACAATCTACATCAACAGGTCGGTATATTCCATTGGAACGATCTCGATGAAACAACGACCATTGCACGAATAGTTGAGACGCTGAAACAGTTTAATGTCCGCAAGGTTGTAGTGGAAACAAACAGCATCGGCAGTGTGTATCTGGGATTGTTGCGAAGGGCAATCCAACAGGCAGGGTTGCTTTGTCAGGTTGTTGAATTTGCGACCACCAACGACAGCAAACGTGAAGCAATAGAATACTTTATCGTACAGGTGCAAAACCGCACAATTCAACTGCTTGACGACAACGAGCAGTCAATACAGATGTCCGCTTTCAGGATGGAGAAAACACCTACAGGCAAAGTAACCTACAACGGCACACCCGGCTATCACGACGACTGTATAATGGCAACCGCTATGGCACTACACGGATTGAAAATTGGAACGTATAACATACTTTAAAACAATGAAGATAATAAACAGTTGGCGACAGGTTACATTGTCGCAATTCACGGAAATTCTGAAACTGCAATCCGAGAATCAGGATGCAGCGAAATTCACTCAAAAGGTAATTGAACACCTGTACGGCATCGACCCTCTGACGATACCTTATACCGAGTATCTGTCAATGATAAGAGGTTTGAACGAATTCTTTGACAAACCCATTGCCGAACAAAAGATTACGTCAAATGGTTGCTACACCATCAATGGCACAACGTACAGGTTGGATATTAATCCGCAGTCATTCACTACGGCACAGTATATCGACTTTACAAACTTTGCAAAAGAGCCGAGCAGATATGCTGATATGCTTTCCGTTGTGTTGATTCCTGACGGTCATTTGTACAACGATGGGTACGATATGGAAAAGACCAAAGCGGACATTGGGGCAATGCCTGTTGATAATGTCCTCGGCATTGTCAGTTTTTTTCAGGAATGGTCAAAAGCATCCATCAAAACCATCCTGCGCTTTTTGACCAAGCAGATGAAGTCGAAGAAAACGAGCAGGAAAACAATGCGGAAGTTGAAACAGGAAATCAATCGCCTCTCGCAATGTATGGAATTATCCCATTCGTGCTGACGTACTGCCAATTGACAAACGAAACACTAACTACAGCAATGCGTGAAAGCGTGTTGCAGGTGCTATTCATATACAACTACGAACACACACGAAGACTGCTTGACGAAGAGAACCGCCGCAGGTATGCTGTTGGCGGTTTCAATGGCATACGATAATTTATTGTCAAAATATCTTTACAATGGCACAAACCGAAGTCGAAATACTTAATATAGACACCTCGCAAAGCGTTCGCTCAATTGCAGACCTGAAAGCAGAGATCAAAGCACTGAAAGACCAACTCGTTACACTGGAAGCAGGAACGGAAGAGTACAACGAAGTACTGGTTAAGGTTGCAAACAAGCAGCACGAATTGGTTGAAATTACCGAACAGGTCAAACAATCCAGTCAGGATTTTGGCGACCGTATGGCAAATGTTGCAGGTGCGATTGGCGGTGTGAGTGGTGCAGTGCAGACAGTGACAGGTGCATTGTCTTTGATGGGCGTGGAAATTGGCGATGATGCCAAACTGATGAAAACGCTTGTATCTGCAATGTCAATCACATCGGGCATTACTGCCATTGATAAAGGTATGAAAGCGGTTAAGGCTCTGACTGTATCGTTAAAAGCATCTACCGCAGCGGCAGGCGGACTCGGAAAGGCTCTGAAAGCACTTGCAATGTCAAATCCATTTACAGCGATACTGGCAGGTGTTGTCGCTGTTACCGCTGCGGTTGTCGCTTTAACCAAAGCCATAGGAAACGCACGTGAAGCACAAGCGAGGTTGCAACAGGCTTCCGACAACAAACAGATGTTGGATGCGTACAACGAGTTGGAAACAAAACTCAATACGCAGGTCGAAATGATGAAGATTGACGGGCAAACCGATTATCAAGTGTTTCTACAAAAGAAAGCCAATGCAAAAGCACTGCGTGACCAAGCGGAACAGAACCTCAATCATTATCTTAAAATTATTCAAACAGGCTCACGTGCAGAGAGAAAAGCAGCCGAAGAATTTTATCAGATATGGAGTGAAGCATACGACAAAAGGGCAGCGGACTATCAGGCATTGATAGACCAAACAGCCATCGAAGAACACCGAGAAGAAAAGCGCAGGGAAGCAGAACAGGAAGCAGCAAGACGAGCCCGACAGCAAAGGGCGCAAGCAGCGGCATCGGCAGCAGCGGCACAAAAGAAAGCGGAACTCGCACAGATAGCAAAGATTGAGCGTGATGCGCAAATTGCTTTGATGGATGCAGAGGACGCAGAACTGGCGAAACTCAAAGACACCTACGATGAGCAGGTCAGATTGTACCAAAAGCGAGGACAGGATATTTCCACACTTACAGCAAAGTATGAAAAGGAACGTCAGGCGATAATCGACAAGTATATTGCTGAACGTGTGCAGAAAGACATTGAAGCAGCCGAGAAAGAAGAAGAAAGAGCAGCGAATAAGTCTGCGGCATTGGTCAGACTATTGGAAAAACAGATGGCAGACGAACAAGCCATTTATGACCGGATGCAGATTGAAACCGACAACCTACTGGCAAAGGATTACACCGAAGAAAAGGTCGAGGAAGCGGAAGCAATGATGGAATCCGCTTATATGGCATTGCTACAACATAGAATTGAACTCGAACAGCAACTGTTACAGAGTGAAGCACTGACAGACGAGGACAGAGAAGAGTTGCAGGATTCCTTACTACAGCATCAAAAGGAACGTGCCGAATTGAGTGTGCAGATTGAACAGAAAGCATTGGAAAAACGCAAAGCACTGTATCAGAATTACGCAAAGGCAGTCAATTCGATTACGTCTTCTATAACATCAATCCTCGGCACTATTGGCGGCACACTCGAAGAGGGTAGCAAACAATGGAAAGCGGTAAAGATTGCGGAAGCAACCATTTCAACCATTCAGGGCGGTGTCGCTGCATATATGGGTATGGTTGAAAGCATACCGGGTCCGGCAGGTTTGATTGCAGGTGCGGTTGCAGCAGCGGCAACGGTGGCGGCAGGTATGGCGGAAGTGGCAAAGATACGCAACACTGAAATATCTACTGGCGGTAGCAGTGGAACAGCATCCACTACAACGGCACTCGGAAGCGTCAAACCTACAGCGGTACGGGTTGCAGCAACACAGGTCACAAACACCCGACAAACATCTACAACATCCGACATCGAGGAATTGCCCGATACAAAGGTGTACGTGTTGGAATCCGATATTACCAACGCACAAAGGAATGTAAAAACAACTGTCGAACAGGCAACATTTTAAACTATGAATATTTACAAGATTACCATTGATGATTTGACCGACCCCGAACTGGGGTTGATGGCAATATCCCTCGTGGATTTTCCTGCGGTCGAAAAGAACTTTATCCGCTTTAAGGATGAGAAGCAGCCACAGCGAATAATGCTGAAAACAGACAACGACCAACGTGTTATAACTGGCGTTGCACTACTGGCAGACACACCCATATATCGTTACGACCCTGCTATGGGTGGGGATTATTACATTGTATTTGAGCGTGAAACAATCAAAACACTCGTTGAGAAATATAGCCGTGACGGTCTGTTGAATGTCATTAACCTGCAACACAACGCCAATACATACAGCATCAACGCCTGTACGATGATTGAAAGTTACTTTGTCAATGCCGAGCGTGGAATATGCCCGATTGAGTTTAGCGGCATTCCTGATGGCTCGTGGATTGTGTCTTTCAAAGTGACCGATGAAAACCTGTGGCAAGCGATAAAGGCGAGCAACGGCGAAGAGGGTGGTTTAAATGGATTCAGCGTTGAAATCACAACTGGCATTGCACCGATGAAACGCCAAAAACCTGTCGAGGAACTTTCGATTGACGAGTTTGTTGATATGCTGACCGAGAAACAACCGTCAGAGTTGGACGAATTCTTTTCAGTCACAAAGGGCGATATTCGCAGTGCCATTGATAAACAGAAGCAGTTGGAAATAACCATCGAGAAAGGCGGCAAGGAATCAACCATCATTGCACAAATAAAGGAACTTGGAAAACTGGACGGAAAGGTTGTAGTAAATGCGTATCTGCCCGAAAGGGGTTTGTGGCAAACTATCAACATTGAAAACATCAAAGCAATCGAGGTTACGGAAGTTGGATTGGCTCCGTGGAACTACGACCTGCCGAGTTACAAAGATACTGTCGAAAATGACGATATTGTTGTAACAGATAGCATCATTGCAGACCGCAGCACGATAGAAGCGTGTATGGACGGACAATTCTTTGCAATGATTACTTACGATGATGAGAGCAAAGAACATACGCCTGCGACTGGTATGCGTCAGGTGCAGGTGTGCGCCTACGGTACAACCCTGCGTGGCAATGAGTGTTTCAGGGCGTATGAATACTTTGGCGACACATCGGGAAGTTTGCCCGGTGGGGTTGGTAACTGGCGACTATTCCTGACAAAGCGTTGCAAGTCATTTCATATTATGTCAGAAGCGCAACGCTGGTCGTCACTGCCGCCTGGGTATCACTTGAACGATGTTGATATGACGACCATATACAAACAAATCAACCCATCGGCAATTAAAAGGATATGACAGACCGTTCAATTGACTATGGCGAGGTATCTGACAGCACGAAACTATACCAGTTAATCAAAGACCTGTTAGACGCTTACAGAGCCAATATTGAAAAAGCACAAGCAGTTGCAAGTGGCGAACTGATTAATGCAGCGACTTATAGTGCGAACAAATGGGAATTGCGTTGGAAAGGTCAAACCCTGCAACTGGTTTTGTTGCTGCCCGAACAATGGCAATACATTGAAGAAGGACGATCGCCAACGCAACGTAGCGAGGGCGGTGTTCTTTATCCTGCAATATTGGAATGGGTAAAGGTCAAAAGGATTGTGCCACGACCCGACCCAAAGACACACAAAGTGCCAAAGATTGAATCGGTGGCGTGGGCGATAACAAAGAAAATCCACAAGCGAGGATATTTCGACCCTGACCATCACGGAAAGCACCCATTAAGGACTGCGATTGAAGAAACGGACATTGTAGCGGCTTTCGCAACCGCACTGGCAGACCAGTTCAACCGCATTATAAAAGTCGAACTGGCGGAGAATTTGACCAAAATAACTCGCCATTAATGTACACAAACCACAAATCACGATAATTTAATATCAAAAATCACGAAAAATGCCGAATTACTACCATATAAAGGTTCGCAGAGATACCGCAGCAAATTGGGCGGCTAACAATCCGACCCCTGCTTATGGCGAAATCTGTCAGGAAACAGACACCAAACGTAAAAAGATTGGCGATGGTGCTACTGCGTACAACTCATTACCATACGACCAACCGGGCAACGCTACCACATCCTCGGCAGGTCTTATGTCTGCAGCGGACAAACAAAAGTTGGACGGTATTGATATGTCGCAATATGCGAAACTCAACTCTCCGCTTTTCACAGGCACACCAACAGCACCGACCAAAAGCGGTTACGATGTCAGTAAACAACTTGCGACAGATGCCTACGTGCTGCATCAAATAGCAGCGGCATCGGCATCGGTAATGGTGCGTTGCATCTTTTCATTGTCTGCGAATACTGTTCAGAATATCATTAACAACATTTCCGAATGTGTCTTTATGGCTGTCAATGGGAAAGCGGTTGCAATAGAGAAGTCACAAAAACTCGTTGCAGGAATCAACTATGTTGATTTTGTTTTCAATACTGGTTCGCAGATTGCCTGTAGCAAGATTCCCGACGATGCCTTTGGCGGCATTTCCAATCTGACCGCTGCGGTATTGCCTGAAAGAATAATCGAGGTTGGCATTAAAGCCTTTAGTGGCTGTCCGGAAATGAATATGGTGTATTCGCTGTCGCCATTCGCAAAGATAGATGGCACAACGTTTCAGGGGACAAACTTACTAAAAGCATACGTACACAAAGCATTTGCCACGTACTATCAGGCGGATGCGGAATGGACTGCTTTAAATTGTCAATTTATAACATTCTAATACAATGATTAATACATTTGAATCCGTCAAAGTTTTAAAGGTCGACAAGGTCACAGACCTATCGACCAATTTTGCACCTGCATCCGGGAAACCGTTTCACATCTTTATCAATCCAAAGAGTGAATCCAGTTACGACATTGGCGATGTAGTGGTTATCACTGCGAAACCTGCCAAAAACAACACCGCAACGGCTGTTCCTGTCGTGATTGGCGACTGGAATCCTGTTTTGTTTGAAAACATTACGGCAGGGGCAATCGACATCACAACCAACGACATCTATTATTCCGAAGTTGATACCTACTAAACTATGAGTTTGATTGTTGGAATACTCAATGCGATAGGACGCAAACGCAACAGTGGAGGCAGTGGCGGTGGTTTTGTGCCTGACGATGACAACTACCTGACCACTGAAAGCAGCCGACCAATATTGACAGAGGGCGGCGACTATCTGTTGTGGGAAGCGGCAACAATCCTACTGTCTGAAGATGGTTTTGGACTACTGACTGAAAATTATAATCAATTAATTTGCGAACAATATGAGTAAAAAGAAAATTTCCGAACTCCCTGTGTTTAATGGCAATGCAGCGGAGTATGTCATTGTCGGTTACGATACTACCGATATGACAACAAAGAAATGTAATTTTGCCACGCTGATTGCCAACAGTGGCGACCCACGTATCAAACCATTGACAGCCGAGAATCTTGAAGTTGGCGATATGCTGTTCTTTGACCGTGCCGAAGAAAAATACTGCATTGTTAAGAAAGCAGCCATCGCAGCAGTTTTGGCAGACTACAACCAAACTCGCTACGAAACCAACTACGACACCTACATTGGCACATTCAATGGTGTTGCACACTTTGTCGCTTTGGACGATGCAGTTGCAAGCAACGCACTCTACAGCGATGATGTTGCTGCGACATCCTGTTTCTATCGTATCGAGATAGACAACACGCAGGCTGGCAGTATTACCCTGTCGGCAACAAGTGGCAATGCCAGTGTCGCAGAAACGACCATCACTTGGGGTGCAGGCGACACGATGTCAAGCATTGTCGCACAGTTCACGGCACTCAATACCACGTACATAACCTTTGCTGCACTTGACGACCAAAGCGGTGTAGGACTGGAGATTGGCGGTTATGGCAATAACACCCTCACGACATCGGGATTGTCAAACTGCACCGTCATTGACTGTTCAGGACTGGCAATGCTGTCGAGCCATAACAGTACCGCTGTTGTGGGCGGCACTTATGTACCCGGCAACGCCTATACCTTTATCGGTCAAGGTGTACACCATAATTTCAGAGGTGCTTCCGCAAACTCCATCCTCGGTGCAACCGTCAAGGCTCCGAATACAGTCTGTATTGCCAATGATGGTTTCAACTACAGTTACCGAGTCGGAATCAACTTTGCCAAATTCAAATCGTGGGCATCCGTCAGTGGCGATGATACATACTATGATGATGGCGAGGGCGGTCAGGATGATTCTGTAGGTCACGTGATGCGTGAATCGAGATTTAACACCGAGGTACGTGACTACACAGGCAGCGATGCACACCACCTCGGAATGAAAGACTACTATACACACCTGTTGAATGACCAGTCGGGCGAATATGCCGAACTGCGTGAAGAGTTTATTTCTCGCTATGGCAATATGACCTCGATGTATGACGGTTATTTGATGGCACACTGTATGGATGTGGCTGCCGCCAGTGGCACAACCAATGACCTGCGCAATTATGGTATGACGCAGACAGCAGCGAAAGCAGACTGCCTGAACGTCAATTACAATTACAAGTTCATTCCTGCATATCCGCCTGAATACAACGCACAGCATTATGGCGTGACTTCCGAGGGATTTGTGCCGGGTAAATACTACCATCCCGAACCGGGTGACATTGGTTTGATGTTCCGTGACGACATTATGCCTGTCATTAATGACAATATAACAGAAGTCAGAGCGGCATTGCTACAGAACGTTGGCACACCTCTTACAAACTCACTGTACAGAGGTTCGTGCGCTGACTGCGGCGGCGGCAGCTCGTGGTTCTTCGACGGCAGCGGCGGCTGTTTCAGCAGCGACGGCCGCTACGGCGGTTACTTCCGCTGTCGTCCTGTCCTCGCTTTAAGCCTTTCATAAGTTTGAATGTTTAATCTTTGCCGCTCCATCCCGTAGGGTGGGGCGGCATTGAAACAAACAATGAATCATTATGCCGAGAAAACGTCCGAAATCACTCGATGCACCTGTGGTTATGATTGCCCGAAGACTTGAAGCGTGGGCGTATCTGCGTTGCGACCAGTGGAAAAAGCAATACAGATATACCCTCGTGAATGATTTTCGCAGTCATATCACAGCGGCAAAGAATGAAATCATACGTGGTTTTGAATTGCACAACAGATTCAAAGACGAAAAACTATACCATTACAACCTCGCACAAACCGAATTGGCATTGACCGAGAGTTGTATGGATATAATGATAATGGACGAATTCTGCATAATGAGTGAAAAGGAATGGGCGCAGGCTGCAATGCAGATTGATGAAATAAGAATGGGATTGTCGAGGCTCGCTAACTCGCTAACTAAAGGCGTTGGTGGGTCGGAATCTTCGAACTGCGGAACGGAGAGCGTGTCTGCCAATTATAAGGATGTCTAACTATTCAGGTAAATATGGATAGTCAAATCAACATAGACAAGCAAAGAGGTTCGTGCGCTGACTACAACGGCAACAACTCGTGGTACTTCAACGGCAACAACGGCTGTTTCAACAACAACAACCGCTACAACGGTAACTTCCGCTGTCGTCCTGTCCTCGACTATGGCTGGTATGACAATGCGAAACTCGACACATATCCCATCACACTTGCAGACTGGTACATTATCAGTCGTGAAACTGCAAAGGGCAAAGCGAACAAACCCTGCTACGTGTTCTTTATCCTGAATCGGATAAACGAGTTGGTACAACTTGCACACGAGGTTGGAAATTTTGAGGTTATGCCGACCGAAAGCACTGCACATATTATCTTTGAACCGAGAGTGCGAGAGATTGTATGTGCTGTTGCATCGAAACGAGTGTTGCAAACTTACTACATCCGCAGTCTGCAACCATACCTCGAAAGCGTTCTGTACCATCCTGACAGTTACAGTTGCAGACGTGGCAAAGGCGGTCTGCGTGCCGTGATGCAGTTGCAGGATTATATCTTTGAGCAGTCAAACGGCTATACTTCCGATTTGTGGCTTGCGAAAGTGGATATACAGGCGTTCTTTATGTCGCTCAACTGCTTTCAGGTGTGCGAGGTCGTAACAAACTTCATCAACCGCAGAATGTCAGACCATCCACAGCGAGAGTTGCTTGTCTATCTGACACGCATAATCTATCTTGCAGCAACAAAAGACCATTTGAGGGATATGGCGCACCCTGCGGAACGAGTGTTGCTCGACCCTACCAAATCGCTTTACAACCGTCCGCACTATACAGGTGTACCCATTGGCGATTGGACGAGCCAAACGGCAGGATTAATCATTACTACGTTTCCGCTGCGGTATCTTGAATCTTTGGGATATAAGTTTATCCATTACACGGACGATACTGTTGTACTGGTCAGGGATAAGCGGCAATGGCTCGAAGATGTTGAACGACTTGCGAGATACTACAAAGAAAATTTTGGTTTGACACTGCACCCGAAGAAACGCTATCTGCAACACTACAGCAAGGGCGTTGAATGTTTGGGGTACAAAGTCAGATTTAACCGCATACTTCCGAGCAACAGAATCTATCATAATTTGACGTGGTATTTGGAGCGTACTATCCGCAAGGCTGAATCCCAACCGAGTTTTGCCATCAGTCACGCCGAGCAGATACAATCAACATTGAACAGTTACCTCGGTTTCCTGCGTTGGTGCAACGGTTACAGGCTCCGTGAAAAGGTCTGTAAAATGGTTTCTGATTCAGTACTCGGAACGGTGTTGAAACCATCCGAGGACTGTAAGAAAATAACCATCCGCAGGGAATACACAAAGAAAACATACTATCGAAACGAATATAAAACACTGAAACAACAATTAAAAGCAGCATAAAATGAAAAAGTACGGAAAATTTGTTTGTGGCGCATTGAGAGTGCCGCAGAACTATCCCAGTTACATAGAACTGGACGGACAAAAGGTTTACAACCCTACAGACGAGCAGTATGCCGCAGCCGGGTATCTGCCAATCGAAGAAACCGAACCTGAAACCCCTGCCGAGGGGAAAATGCCTGTGGCGCACTATGCCATCAGCGAGGACGGAACAAAGATTGTGCAGTCGTGGACTTACGAGGATATTCCTGTAATGGAAACCGAGCAGGAAACCGAAGCACCGAAGAAAACCACCAAAAAGAAATCCACGAAGTAAGATGCTATTTCTTGACGACACATTACCCATTATCCTGACCGAGAACGGTGACGATATTACCACAGAGCGTAAAAATGACCTCTGCGGCGATAACGTCACCGACTTGGTGGAAATGGTCATACCAACAAAAAGAACGGCACAGGCGGAAAATTTGACAATTTTAACTGTCAATGACACCACCGGAGCGCAGTTTGAATTTGTGTCGCAGTCTGCATCCATCAAACCGTATAAAGTGACTGCGATTTTCAACTTTAACGTTGATATGCCGTGCGGACAATACCATTTCATCCTGTCAGACATTGACGGGGAACTGCAGCGAGGATTGATGCAGGTTGGTATGAGAACGGCAGACGTGCAGCAATACAAACCCGAAATCAAAACGGTAAGTTATGAACGAAGATAATATCAAAGTACTGACATTGCAGATGAGGGAAGCGAATATCCCTATTCCAAAGGAAACCGAGGACAAATCCAAAGGGTTTGTCACGTTTGGAGAGGGCAACAATTATCCTGCTTTTCTCTACGACTGCTACAGCGAGTGTAGCATCCTGCAATCCATCATAAACGGTCTGATAGACTATGTTTGCGGCAATGGATTCACTGACGAGAATTTGTCGCAGAAGCAAATCAACAAAAAGGGCGAAACCTTTATTGATTTGGTAAAAAAGGCAGTTGCGGACTACGCCATATTCGGTGCTTTCGCATTGCAGATTATCCGAAACAAGAACGGCAAGATACTTGAATTGTATTGGATTGATGCAAGGCGTGTAAGACTGAATGAGGACGAAACATTAGTCTATTACCGCAAGGATTGGACAAAGAACAGGGAAACGAAAAAATATGACCGCTGGCAGCGTGATTATAAGTTTGACAACTGCATATACTACTACAAACGCCCTGCGTCACGTGGGGTGTATGGTCTGCCGATGTGGTCAAGTGTGGTTAAGGATGTGACAACGGCGATCGAGATTTCAAAATTTCACTTGTCGTCAATCCTGAATAATTTTGCAGCATCCGCCATTATCAACTTCAATAATGGTGTGCCAACAAAAGAGGAACAGAAAGATATCGAACGGAGAATCAACGAAAAGTTTTCAGGCTCTACAAATGCCGCCCGAATGATGCTTGTTTTCAACAACAACAAAGAACAGGCGGTAACCGCTGAAAGACTGTCAGAAGATAACTTCGACCAAAAATATCAGGCGTTGTCAAAGAGTGTGAAAGAAAACATCTTTGTCGCTTTCAGAGCGCAACCGCAACTGTTTGGCACCGACCCCGACCGCACTGGTTTCAACTCGCAGGAATATCAGGAAAGTTTCAAACTGTTCAAAAAGACAGTCATCGCACCCATACAAAGCGAGATTGAATCTGCTTTTGCACGAATCGACCCTGCATTTTCATTCAAACTGAAAGAGTTTGAAATTGATTTCGACCCGATACAAACACATCCGACAATATGAGAATACAACTGATTTCCGAAACAACACTCAAAGAACTCACATTGATTAACGACAATGTGGATGCAGCCTTTATTACACCTGCAATCCAAAAGGCGCAGGATATGGGATTACAGCCATTAATCGGCAGCAATCTACTTAATAAGGTTTGTACACTGGTAAAGGACAAAACCATTGACGAACCCGAAAACGAAGCATACAAAACACTGCTCGATGATTTTATCATTCCGTATCTTTGTAACAAAGTAATGGCGGATATTCAGATACCGCTGTTTGCAAAGTTGAGAAATGCCGGTATCGTGCAGTCGCAAGACCTACAGACGCAGCAATTGAGCCGTGAGGATGTGGACTACATCAAAAAGGATTTCGAGTATTCTGCGGACTTTTACGGCACGAGAATGACGGACTATTTGTGTGCGAATGCCAGTCAATACCCTGAATGGCGCAGTCGTAGAAACATTGCTGATATGCCTGCCGACCCTGAAACCTTTAATACGCAAATTGTATTATGAATCTGTCAGAAATAGCAACAGCCATCGAGCAGGGTTTTTCCCGTGTTGGATATGTCGAAAGCATCTACAATGATGATGTTTACGACATTTGGAACAATAGCGAAATCCGTTATCTGTCCGCCTGTTGGGAACTCGAAAGCATAGAAACGCAGAACGATGTTAAAGCATATAATCTGATTGTCTATGCTGCCGACAGACTGATGGAGAATGAGACGAACAAAGTGCAATGTTGGGATGCTGCCGAGCAAGCAATTGAAACGATGTTCAATTATATTACAGAAAACGGACAGTCCGATAATTTATATATAGAAGAAACCCGACAATATACACCATTCACGCAGAAATTTGCTGATTTTCTCGCAGGTGTGTATTGTAGGGTAAAGTTAAAAACATCAAACGAAATTAATCTTTGCACGTGACAATGAAACTGACCACAGAAAAGAAAATCGTTTGGCAATACATAGCATCAACGCTTGTATTGCTTTCAGGACTGGTGCTGATTTTCTTGAGTTTTTTCGCACCGCCCAAAGGGGCAATCGATGCAAGTGTTTTGACTGCATTTGGCGAGGCTCTTTCATTCGTTGGCGCAGTGTGGGGTATAGCAGCCACATCGACACGCAAAATCTATGAGATAGACAGAAAATACAAGTCTATCGAGGAACTTGCGGAAGAAAAAAAAGATTGATTTTTTTACACATTCAAGGCAATCCGATAATTTACTCACAAATACGTTAAAACAATGAATTTACCAAAAGCAAAAAGAATCCAGTTGGCAAAACTGATGAAACTGGTTAAAGAGATTCCGACCGAAGAGGGCGCAATCCTGTTTGTCGAGGGCGATGTCACTGTAGATGCAGAAGTCTTTGTCAGTGACACTGACGGCAATATGATTCCTGCGCCTGATGGTACGTACACAGCCGAGGGGAAAATCATTACGGTCACTGCCGGAAAGATTTCCGAGATTAAGGATGTGGAAACCGACCCGGTTGATAACAATGAAAACCCCGAAACGATGGAGGACGACAACCCCGACCCCACCGACACCGACAATCCCGATGAACTGAAAGCACGCATTGCGGAGTTGGAGACGGAAATTGCAGAAAAGGACAATAAAATTGCCGAGTTAGAGGCTAAAATTGCCGAGTACGAGCAGAACGAGGAAACCCCTGCCGCAGATTCCATCGAGGACGAGGAAAAGAAAAACAAATTCAACAAAGAGGAAAAACCGAAAGGTTTAACCCAAAGGATTCTTGACAGCATCCTGAATTAACCCGAATTATTAACTAAAAACATAAAAAAATGGCTTTTGATGTAACAGCATTAACCCAGTATGTTAATGAACACCGCAGCGAGTTGATGTCCGCCGCTGTTATTGCCTTTAAGTCGCAGCGACTTTTTCAGGTAATGCCCGAAGTAAAAGGACCGACCACACTTAACCTGCTTTCCGCACCTGTCACTTTTCAGAGTGGCGAAAGTTGCGGTTTCAATGCCAGTGGCAATGTAGCGTTCACGCAACGTGTACTAACTCCCGGCATTGTCAAGGTAAACGAGGAGTTTTGCCCAAAGACACTCCGCAAGTACTATATGCAGAACGAAGTTATGATTGGCGCAGGTCGTGAGACGATGCCTTTCGAGGAGAAAATTATGTCGCTCATTATCGCCAACATTGGTGCCGAGATGGAGAAAGCATTTTGGCAGGGCGATAAGACCAATGGCAGCGGCAATATGGCTTTCTTCGATGGTCTGCATACCATCCTGAAAGCAGATGCCACCGCAGGCACTCCCGTAATCCCCTCTGCAAACCAGTACACCGCTGGCAGCAGCGACACCATCTACGACCGTATGAAAACTTTGGTCGAAGTGGTTCCCGACAACCTCGGCAACAAAATGGAGTTCTATATGAGTACATCCAATTTCCGCAAACTGGCAATGCTCATTATGAACGCCAACCTGTATCACTACGAGCGCAACGTGAACAGCGAGGATATGGAAATGATTTTCCCCGGCACCGACATAAAGGTAAAGGGCGTAACTGGTTTGGCTGGCGTGAACGCCATTTGGGGTTTGAATCCCGAAGAGGTTGTTTACGGCTTCGACAAGCAGGACGATGTGGATAACTTCGACCTGTGGTTCAGCAAAGACAACGACACATTCCGCTTCAAATGTCAGTGGGCGGCAGGTGTGCAGTACGCATTCCCGAACAATGTCATTGCCGGTATTCCTTACGGTGGTCTTTAATCAATAGGACTGCTTGACAAATCAACGAGGGGGCGGCAACGTCCCCTCTATTAAAACAACAATTAAAACTTTAACAATATGTCTTGTACGCAAACCCTTTCAGATATAAACGTGAACTGTGGCAGCAACAGGGGCGGAATCCGTGAGGTAATGGCACAAAACCGCTCGGCTATCACAGGCATTACGCTGACTGATGGCGTAGTAACTGCGTTCACAATGGCGACAGGTGCGCCACAGGCTGCGAAGTTTATGTTTAAACCGCAGTCGTCAGTTTTAAATAGCACGTGGAATATAGACGAGGCGGCAGGTTCAAAGGGTGTGTCGAGCGAACTACAGATGCGCTTTTCCAAAATGGAAACAGCAAAGCGTACATCCATTGTGGCAATGGCGAATGCAGAAATGTACGTCGTTGTTAAGGATGTGAACGGCAAATACTGGTTGCTCGGCTACGACGACCCTGTGACACTGACCGCTGGCGGTGGAACATCTGGAACGACTTTCACTGATACCAACGAGTACACTGTTACGCTTGGCGACCAGTCAGAAGCGCTTCCTTACGAGGTTTCCGCATCCGCTGTCGAAACGTTTTTCAACGAAACCGTAACACCGTAAACTCCTTGTTTGATTTGCCCTTTGTGCGGTAGATTGGTTAAACGAAAGCGTCTTCCAAAAGAGGACGCTTTTTTCATTTTTTGCCCGATACGATAATTTGATATAAACTATATCCGATATGCTTTCGACTATCAGACCGATAATAATACCCCTTTCGGGGCTTGAGGATGCCGCAGGAACGTATTTGATGTACGAGGTACGTATGTTGTACAACGACAACTCTACAGGCGGCACAGCGGCAAAAACAATCTATCACGGCAAATCCTTTGTGGATGCCTACGGCAACACTGACATACAAATTGAAAAAGTGTTGCGTGATTATCTTTTCAGGTGGCGTTGTAAGTTTCATCCTGATTCGCAGCAATACCGCCCGGAGTGTTTGATAGGTTCTTTGTCGCAACAGTTGTATGCCATCGAAGCAGCCAACGACCTGTTTTGGAATACAACAATCGAGATTGCATATATATACAACGCCACCGAGCAGGTTGAAACGATAGATGTGAGTGGTGCGTGGTGTCCGCCATTCCAGTCAATGGGTGCGATATGCAGTTCTTTAGAGGATGTTGCGATTACTGACTACGTGCAGAATTATGCTGTACTATCCACGCCAGTACCGCCACACATTCCACCGATAGCAACCTCAAAATTCTGGCTCGGACTTGTATTGAATATCAATAAAGGTGCAGAAGCGAATGTCGGCAGTATTGCCATAGGTGCAACCAGTGTCGATAATATTGCCATCAACTACAGGCACGGTGGCACATACGCATTTGCTGTCACGCTTGCACAGTTATTCGCTGACCTGTCAAGCAATGATATTGATGGCGGTACAGCGACAACGACAGACTACTATGATGATATTGATGGCGGCAACTCCGCATCGACTTACAGCGGTTCTTATGATGGTGGAACGTCCGAGGATTCAGGATATACGAGCGACAGCGTGTTTGCAGGGTTGGGATTGTCGCTATTTTGGTATGTTGCAGGGAATCTTTACAGGCAAATTGCTGCGGTTGTGGATAACTGCGCAAAACCATTCTACGTGTCGTGGATAACCCCGACAGGTGGTTGGACTGCATACGGTTTCAGTGGCAATGTAACAAAGGGCATTACTGACGAGCAGACATCCATTGTCAATATTCTTGGCGATACTGATGTGTTGGCGAACAAAGAACAAAACACATTCAATCTATATTCAGGACGTGTGAACAAAGAAACCTACGCCCATTTAATGACGATGTTGCAATCACGAATCCTGTATGTGTATGACACTGCCCGTGATATGGGTTGGTACTGCACCGCAGCAACCAACAATGCGACAACCATTCCGAGCGTGACAGGTAAGTCGCAGACATTTCAAATACAACTTAAATCAATCAATGCCAACGAGCAATGAAACTCTATCTGAAATTTGACAGCGGCTTTCGGTTGATGAAAATGGATGCCGGGAGCGATATTGCACTCAATTTCTCGCACGACAATCTTGACAATCCAACAAACTATGTCAGCGAGTATTCATACAGTCTGAAAGTGCCGTGTTGCGAGGAAAACAACAAACTTTTCACGAACTTTCTGCATTTGGATTCGCTGATTGTGGCAGGTGGTTACACGCCTACGAAAAGTATGCAGTATGTTGTTACCGACAATGCAGGTTCTTTGATTTCCACAGGTACGGCATACGTAAAAAGTATTTCCAACGGTTATTACAATCTGTCGCTGACAGGTTCTTTGTCGAGGATATTCAACAGGCTCTTAAATTCAGGATGGAACGCTCGAAACAATGACCTCGAATACACCGAACTTACAGACTGGTTGCAGATGTATAAAAGCGGCAGCGGCGAGTTTTCATCCGGTATTAACGCCATCGACAAAGATATTGTTTACGCTTCGTGGATGATTCCAAAACCTGTATTCGACTGGGAAACCCTACAGACAACGAGATTGCTTTTGAAGTATGGTTTGGCACGTGGCAGGGTAACCGAGACGCAATGTTGGATTGCAAGTATTATCGGTTTCGCACCTACGGCACAGGGTCGTTTGCCCGGATTCAGCAACGAAAAATGGGTTGAACTTGGAGAGATATATGACGAGGGTTCCGAACAGTACATTACTGCAGGCGGATTCTCCGTGCTGCCTGTTCTTTGCTCAAAAAGAAATTCTGACGATGAGCCGATACGCACTTATGATGTTGGAGAGGGTGTTGTGGAGTGTCAAATCGGAGAATACCGCAGTTATTACCAACAGCCATTTATCTACGTATTCCGTTTGTGGCAGATGTATCAGGCGGAGTTTGCAAGGATTACAGGCGGCTATACCCTGAATTTGGACGACAGGTGGTTTAACGACAGCAATCCACAATTGGCAGGGTTGGTGTATATGCTGCCGAGGATGTGGGACGAGGGAAATACAGAAATACTCGGTGTGCAGGAACTTGGCAACGGAACAGCAACAAAGACACTGCCGACCGCAGCGACACAAACAAGCAGTTCGACATTTCTCGTAAATGGTCTGACTGCGGAAGCAGCCATTACACCATATCCGCAAGTCAGAAACAAGCGAGGTTGCAAAATCAGTTACGATTTCAATGTACATCTGACAGTACAACCAAACCAGTCTATACCGGGAAATGCGACACTGTACGGATCGCCATACAATTTTCTGCTGCTGAATGTGTCTGTAAGGGACGATTACAATCTGTATAACGGCTATCCTGCGACCATTGCAAACCACCGCTACGCAGTTATATTCCTGCCGACAGATGAGAGTATTACGATGGAAACAATAATGTCGGATGCACTGGCAAAAAGTTTCATACTGGCGGCAATGCAACAGGGGTATAAACTCGCTCAAGCGTCATACGAACCCGGCAGTACGCAATGGGAATTTGATTTTACTGACACGCTGTCTGCAATCAACCATCGTTCATCTTTTCAGGCGGACACATACGAAAGCCAAACGAGGATTGATGCGAATATAAGGTATCAGGACAATAATACACCATTCCTGTATGTGCAGAACGGAGCAACGACATACACATATAACAGTGGCGGCATTGTGACAGTGGAATTGTCGAACATCAAAGCACGAAGCACCTATGCAACCCGAACAGGCAAAGCACTGACACTCGGCAACCTTTTCAGGGATGAAAAGCCGTTTGGTGTACTGCTCAAATACTCAAAACTGATGCACTTGGTTTGGGATGTGGACGACAACGCAAAGACTGTCACTGTTAAAAAGTCTGCTGATTACTTTGCAGACATTGTGAACGGCGGTGCAGGGGTTACGGATATTAGTAAACTCGTTGATATTTCAAAGGGTGTTGAGGTTAATCCGATATCGTGGACTGATAACAAAGTGCAGTTAAATTATGCCGATAGTGATATGGATTACATCAAAGAGTATTCCAAACGCTACGGTCTTACATACGGCTCAAAATCCATTATTACAGCCAACGAAATAAAACCATCCACAAAACAACTGCTCGGACACAATGACAACGACACAATAAATCCTGTTGCGTTACTGTCTGAAAGTGTTATCCCGATTGGTCAATTGCTGTCTGTATCGTCTGCCGAAGTGGGGTATGTTGAGAATGATGCGATGATGTTGAACCAGTCAGGCGAAGAAAGCGACAATCATTATGGCTGTTTCCTATTCAGGACAAACAACGGTGTTTGGAATACTCGTATTTGTGGCGGTTGGCGTAATGATGGTGCCGACTTTGTCTATATTACTGACGACCTCGATTTTGAATACGATGTCGATGAATGGGCGTGGCACGGTCCGGGTGCGCTGACATCATACCACGAAGCAAGTTGGATAAAATGTTATGTCAGACCACAGTTCGATACAACCTCTTTGGATGGCTCTGTGTCGATTCATTTTGCTGCCGTGAGGGAATTGTACAGCGACCAGCACAACGAGCCTGTGTCGTATCTATACGAAGCAGTATGGAAAGACTACATCGAAGAAGTGTACAACGTACAGAACAAGACCGTACAACTGTATGCGCATATCAACAAATCAACACTCGACCTGCTACGTGCAAACCCTCTCGTCAAGATTGGAAACTGTCTGTATCTGCTTACTACAATCGAGGGATGGGGCGAACATTCCCCGTTGTCAAAACTGACATTGCGACAGATTTTTGACCTCGACAAACTGACTGGCGGTGCGAGATTAGAACCTCGTGACGCTTGGTTTATACTGACCGAGGACAACGAAGAAATCATTTGCGAGGATGGCGATAATTTACTACAGGAACATTAAAATACAATCATTATGGGATGGATTAAAGAATCAAACCGTTGGAAACATCTTTTGGGCGGAATCGTACTTGGTACATTCCTGACATTCTTTTGCGCTCTCGGCTGCGGTGGGGGTATGGAGTTTAAAGATAAGCAATGGGGCGGCAAATGGGATTGGCTCGACTTTCTCGCTACCTGTTTGGGCGGCATTATCGGGCAGGATATTCAGTTATTAATCATTTATATTATTGTCAAATGACACAAAAAGGAATCAATCTAATAAAGCAATTCGAGGGTTTGTGCCTGAAAGCGTACAAATGCCCGGCAGGTGTATGGACTATCGGTTACGGACATACACAGGGAGTTAAAGAGGGCGACACAATAACCGAGAGGGAAGCGGAAAACCTGTTGCGAAAGGATGTCTGCAACTTTGAGTGCAATGTGCGTTGCTCCGTCATTGCCAATCTTAACGACTACCAGTATGATGCGCTGACCTCGTTGGCGTACAATATTGGTTTGGGTGCGTTCCGCAAATCTACATTGCTACGCATTATCAACAATGGCAATGCCACCGAAGAAGAAATCCGCAAGCAGTTCGACAGATGGGTTTATGGTGGCGGCAAGCAACTGCCCGGATTGGTACGCAGACGACACGCAGAAGCAGACCTTTATTTCACTCCATATTGTTGATGTGATGAAGCATTATTTTCACTTTTGCTGTTTTCTTACAATAGCAGCATCCTTTATTTTACTTTCAGGATGCAGTCGTAAGATTGTGTCAGAGGTTGTGACCATACACGACACGGTGTACCAGTCTGCAACCAATGTCGAAAAGCAGTACCAACACGACAGTATCTATATTGACCGTTGGCACACGGAATGGTTACAGGGCGACACAGTACACCATCGGGATAGTATCTATTTTCACGTTGAAAAAACGGTACACGACACGGTGCAAAAGACTGACACGGTATATAGAGCCACAACCAACAATCAAACGACCAATACGACCGAACAGGCAAAGCAAAAGAAACAACCCGTGGGGTGGATTTTCTTTGCCGGAATACTGACCGCTTCATTGTGTTTTTTGGGTGTCAAATTCCTACTGTCAAAATGGCAAAAATAGGCGGTTTCGGTCACAAATCGGTCACATATTTCGCAATCGTCTGAATTACAATTCTAATTGTACCCCCTGGGGGAGTGTTTCGATTGTCACTTTTTGAGTACTTTTCGGCACAAAACAAATCATTTCAGAGTGTTGTGCGCTGATGAACGGCTTATGGTTAGTTGTAGGCGATGCAAATTCTGTCATATTGATACAAATATTCGGTCACATTTCGGACACACTGTCTGCAAAGGTGTCGAACATTGACATTTTCTTTTTCTTTACATCGTCAGCAATGGCGATGTATGGTTTTAGTGTCTTATGGTCTTTGTGACCAGTCCAACGCATAACGACCTCTGACGCTATATCCAGTGAAAGAGCCGTCACAACGAATGTCTTGCGTCCGCAATGGGATGTAAAAACCTGCCATTTCGGTACTGATTCCTCGTGGCGTTCAGAACGCACCCACCAAACACGGCGTACAGGCTCGTCAATCTTTGCCATCCTGCCGAGTTCTTTCAGATAGATGTTTGTTTTCTGATTGCTGACAACAGGCAATGCCGGGCAATCTGCATCATTGCCGCAGTTGTACTTTTCAAGTATGGCTGCGGTTACTTTGTTTAATTCAATGTTGATGGCGGCAGATGTCTTTTTCGTAACCACACGAAAATGTTCTTTGTGGATGTCCGACCGCCGCAGTTTGGCAACGTCAGAATACCGCAGACCGCTAAAGCAGCAAAACAGGAATATGTCACGCACCCTGTCAAGGTGTGGCAATGCCGACAAATCCAGTTCCATAATGCGATGCAGTTCGTCACGGGTAAGATAGACAACCTCGTTTTCTGATTCAGACCGATAGCGAGTATAGAATCCTGTTGCGTCAGTCTGCTCGCACAACCCTCGTTCAATGGCTGTCCGCAAAGTCCATCGCAGTTGTTTCAGAAACTTTTGTACTGTGGCGTTGATAAGTCCACGTTCAAAGCAGAAATCCATAAATGCCTGTATATCGGCTTTCGTAAAGTCTGCGAGTGTCTGATATGGTCGCCAGTCTGATATGCGGTTACGCAGTGTAATATAATTGCGACGTGTGTTGTAACTCCAACCATCCCCGAGGGTGCTATCTTTCAAAAACAAGTCCATTACGCCCACGAGCAGCAAAGATTCTTTTGCCTGTTCTTTGGTGTGGATGTCTCCGAGTGCAGATTTGACCTCGGCAGGGGTAACGATGCGATGTTCAAGATGTGCAGCATCAAAGAGCCTGTCGATTGCTGCGGTCTTTTCCTGTATTTCTTTCATCGCCCTGCGATGGGTGCGGAGTGGCAACCCAGTACGAGAATCCCACTCGCTATCTTTTGCCGAGGTGTCGAGATAGTGAGTGACACATTGACCGTTCCACGATACACGCATCCTGATTGCCTTTGTACCGTCCGTGTGTGGTCTGTTGAGGGTGTAACGGACGCTGTATTTCATAGTCGGATAGTAACTCCATTTTGCTCTATGCGGACACGTTCAAGCAGTTTTCCTGCTTTGTGCATCGACCTGTTTTGAACAATCCACAGGATAACGGTTGCAATGCCTGTTGCACCCATTATAAGACCGCCTGCGAGTTGTGTGCTTTCTCCATTCTCACAGAGTAACAATCCGCCAGTTGTGCCGACTACCGCAACAGGTATCATTACGAGTTGCAGGTTTGCCGACCTCTGAATATAGAATGATGCTCGTTGATGGTCACGCCAAATGGAATCCAAACGTTGCTGTTCGGCTTGCGACAGTTGCGGTGGTATTCCATAACTAACAGGTGCTTGCGCCATTGACACGGACGCAGTGAGAGCCATTAATAATAATATAAGAATACGTTTCATTATGGATATAATCTAATTATCCGACATCTTTTTTCTCGACAGCCTGCGGCTGTTGGTAACTGTCAAGGATGCGAACGAGCCTGTCAATCGTTGCATCCTTTTTCTTCGATTCCAACTCCAGTTCCGCAATCCGTTCTTTGAGTTGTGCGACCTCTGTATTGGAGTTTGCCGAAAGCATAGTACCCTCGCCAGTAACAAGCCACGAGCGACTGACTTCCGGGAATACAGACAGGATGGTTTCGATTACTGCTTTCCCTACATTTTCATTTCCACACAAACCACTCGTGTATGTGTGTGATTTTCCGAGCATATCTGCGAACTTTTTGTTGTTGTTTTCGCAAAAATACGCCCGAATTTCTGAAATTCTTTGGTTGATTTCTGCCATTTTTCGAACTATTTAAGGATTATACTGAATTTATTTTAAAATTTATTTACCTATATTTCAGCAAAATACCGATTTTGTACGAAAATTTTAAAAAAAAAGTTTGGTACATTCAGAAATTTGCTTACTTTTGTACTCGATTTTGAAACCAATGCAAAAATAAGTAAAAAATTTAAAACAGCAGAATTATGACAAATTTGAACTACACAACAAAGGAAATCAACAGCAACTTCAAGATTAAAGTTGCAGGTGTTGATGAGAATGGAAACCACATTAACACACTGGTTGGTGTTAGTGGTGCAATCTCCCTGATAGGTATTGATATATTCAACAGACTGCTCGACCGTGCTTTCTACAGCACCGGGGATTGCTGCTACTGCAAACTCCGCAGGGGTATCAAATTCAGTTTCTACGCTTATTAATTAATCCTTAAATATCCTGAACAATGAAAACAACAATCAAAGTTTATGTTCCGAGTTGCAGTGAATGGTTTACAGCCGCAACAATCAACTTTCTCCCAATGCCACAAATGCTTGACATCATAGTTGATAAGATTGTGGATGCTTACTGCGAAGATTCAATGGCTGGAGTATCAAAAGCCAAAGTTATTGTTGATGGGAAAGTCTATAAAACCATCGAGTATTAACCCATAAACACTGCATCAATATGAAAACAAAGAGGATGCAATACAACAGGGGTGGCATAGCAGCACGGCAGACCGTTCAGGTGCGAATCCTGACACTCCACAACTTTATTAACCAATCAAAAATCAAAGACAATGAACGAAAATCAAATCAACAACGAGCCTGTAAGCGTCCACAGAGACGAGAACGGCAACCCTGATGGGGTATTGGTGCAGACACTTGACGAACGCTTTGTAATCGAGTTGCACGACATTGACGATGGTAAAGACGATTTCAGTTTTGACACCGCACAAGAGCGACTGAAAGAACTCGGTAAAACCACATTCAACAAAAAGCAGGGTTTGATACTGGCTGCATACATCGAGGAAATCAACACAGCGCTTGTCGAAGCAGGTGGCGAACCCTTTGCCAAAGACTTGTACACATCCGGGGAACTGTACAAACCTGTTGGGTGCGCTGACTACTACGGCAACGCCTCGTGGTGCTTCCACGGCGCCGGCGGCTGTTTCGACTACGACGACCGCTACGACGGTGACTTCCGCTGTCGTCCTGTCCTCGCTTTGCCTTTACAAAGTTAAATAGTTAAACGTTGCAGCCTGCTTTCGGGCAGGCTGCATTAAAACAAATCAGCAATGGACAACAGATTACCACAAGCACGGGAACGCAGTTTTACAATCCCAAATCAATTAATTATGGAACATTCAGAATATGTAATCAGGATTGCCGAGATTGAGCAGCGGCAAGTCGCACGGAAGAGGGCAAAAGAGAACTTTCACAGGAACGCAAACAAAGTCTATCAAAACAGGCTGGCAGCAGCAAAAGCAGAGTACGACCACCAACTGGACGATTACAACATTAGGTACAGAGCCGAGCAGGATGCAGACGAGCAACTGAAACTGCAAACCAAAATCGAATACCTGAAATCCAAAGAAGCAGCGGAAAAGGCTGTTGAAATGGGGGGGGGTATAAACCCATAGGCAAACACCTCGGATGGAACAACCCCTGTAGCACGGTGGCAAGTGCGGCGTAGCAGTCCAACCAGTCAATACGCAAGTTCACAGGTTCGAATCCTGTCAGGGGTGCAAGTATTAACCAATTAAAACCATTCAACAATGAGAACAATAGTATTTCTTTACAGCAACAAACAACAGATGGTGTTTACTGCCGAGGGCATCACGGAACTTGACACCGCCATTGGCATTGCCCGTGAGAATATGCCGCAGGGTGCAAACAGTTTCTGTATTGTATGCGGAAAAGGCACAAGAAGCCACTGGATGCGCTAACAGCAGGTGGCGTGGGTAAGTGTACCAAGTTTCAGAGAATGTCAAAATACGGCGAAATTCGACAAAAATAACTGATATGAACAACCGAGAATCAAAATGTAAATACTGCATCAATGCTTTTCAGGCAAAGCGTGGATACGTGGTCGAGCATTGCTGCAGCGCAATGGGGGGGGGCTTGCGTCCTTACCGAGTTGTGAAATGTAACAAATACAGAGTAAAATGAACGTAACGAAAACCAACAGACAGATTAAACGTGACGAGTTGGCGGCAAAGGCTTACAAACTCTATAAGAAAGCACTCGAAAAAGGATTGACCAATCAACAGGCAATAGACGAGGCACGATTCAATCCTGCTATCAGGGTAAGCGACCGCACAATGCGTACTTACATCCAATTAATGGAGAGCGAAAACAATGACTGAATCAACATTGATAGGTATAACGAAAGAGCAGTTGGCGCAACTGGTCGAGGATGCAGCACGGAGAGGTTACGAAGCAGCAAGGCGTGATTTGGAACAGTCCGAATGGCTTACATCCCGAAAAGAAATATGCCGTTTCCTGTCGCCTGAAAAACCTATCAGCGAAGCAACATTCAACCGCAACAGGGCAAAAGGTATGTATGGCGAAGCCATCATTGGCATTGGCGCAAGGTGCAAAGCAAAGAAAGATGAACTGTTGCAAGCAATACAACGATACCAATTATTAACCATCTAATACAAATCACACAATGAGTAATCAAACAAGTAACCTGCCAGCGTTGCAGGAAAGTAAGAACGAGTTCGCAATGGCTCTTACCGATGCCATCCAACTCGACATCGTAAACAATGTGGCAGGGGCGTTCGATGCCGCTATCATAGTGGCACGGCTCGAAGCAGTACTGACCGATGAAGTTATGGAAGCGGTATTTATGCCGTTGATGAACAAAAAAATCGGTTTCCTGACTGACCACGACCCGAACCGCCCTCGCAATGGTGTAACCCCGAAACCGTACCCAGTCAGTGTTGTACGTACCTGTATCATTGACGCAGCGAGTATGGGTTTGCGTCCAACAGGCAACCAGTTCAACATCATTGCCGAAAGAATGTACCCAACGAAAGAGGGTTTTTCGGCACTGTTGAAAAACTACAGTGTGCAGCACGATTTGAAGTACATCTTTCAATTCGACAGTGGCGCACAACCTCAATCAACGCCCGAATGGGAATATATACCCTGCGTCATTAACTACCAGTTGAACGGAGAGACGCAGAAACCGTTCAAGTATGTTGCATCGGTCAATAAGAAAAACGGTGCCAATGTCGACCAAATGAGGGGCAAAGCAGAAAGAAAATGCAAAAGGGCGTTTTATGAGTATCTGACCGGGAACGATCTCGGCGATGCAGATGCCGACACGGTGGATGTGACCTATGCCGAAGTGAAACCCACAGCGACCGCCAAGAGCGCAGCACAGAGGGCAAAGGAAGCAATGGAAAAGGCGAGAGCCAAACGTGAAGCAGCCGAGGAAAAAACGACCGCAGCGGCAGGAATCCAACCCAACATCAACTTTGATGAAATGACGGACGAGGAAATTGAACGTCTGACCAACGGAGAGGGGGTTGAGCAATGAAAGTCATACGGTACGATTGCAAGACCAATCAGGAGTGGCGAGCAGAACGCTCGCACTCCATTGGTGCAAGTTCAATTGGAATCCTGATTGGTGCAAACCAGTACACAACCCCGATGGAACTGGCTGTAAAGATGCGTAAAGAACTGGAAGGCGATTTCGACTACACGCAGACACTGGCAATGATGAGAGGACACGCCTACGAGCAGGGAGTTGCAGACCTGTTCAGTTGGAAAACAGGCAAAGAGGTAATCAAATCGAGCAGTCGTGAGTTTCTTTTGAGACGTGACGACATACCATTTATGCACGCCAGTCCGGACAGAACGTATTGGATTGATGCAGATGGCACAAAGCACGGAAAAAACGCTGCAGCGAACAAAGGTGTATTGGAGTGCAAAACCACTCGCAGACTTATCGACCCTGACGATTTGCCGCTATCGTGGCAGTTTCAGTTACAGGTGCAGATGGGTATTGGCGGATTCAGTGAGGGTTTTATTGCGTGGGATGTACTGACCTCGACAGATGGTTTCGGTTACAAGTATTTCCAGTTTGACGAGGACTTGTTTAATACCGCTGTGGAGTTGTGCAGGGATTTTTGGGAAAACACCATTGTTGGCGGCAACGACCCCGAACCTGTCAATGCTGCCGACCTGCTACGAAAATACCCTAATAGCATTGAGGGTAAGACCATCACGGCAGACGGGGAAACGAAACAACTTGTTTCCGAGATTAAAGAAATGCAATCCACAGCCAAAGAACTTGACAACGAGATTGACGAGTTGAAAAAGAAACTCGTTATGAAGTTTACGGATGAGGAAGCGATAATCGATGATGAGACGGGCAAACCCATTGTGACCTACAAAACAAAGTCAGGTGCAATGCGTGTGGATTCCAAGAAACTCAAAGCAGACTATCCCGATGTATATGCTGCGGTCGCCAAGCAGGGAGAAAGCACACGGACATTATTAATCAAATAAATCAGGAATTATGAACAACAATAATCAGGATGCAGTAATCAGCATCATAACAGATAACAACAACCATAAATGGGTTAGGGTTGAAGCATTGGGCGAAGACTTCTGCATTGCCACAGAGGACTTGAATAGCCGAGACGATATGACCTATGATGAAGCGATGAAAGAGTTGAAAGAAGTTGGATTGGACACTTTCAACCGCAAGCAAGGATTCATCATTGCCATCTACATTGAGACAATCAATGCCAAATTAAAAGAAGCAGGCGGAAAGGAATTTGAGCGTGACTGGTATACAAGTAATGAATTGTGGAAGCCTGTCGGGTGCGCTGACTACAGCGACGGCTACTACTCGTGGTTCTTCTACGGCGGCAGCGGCTGTTTCAACTACGACGCCCGCTGCGGCGGTTACTTCCGCTGTCGTCCTGTCCTCGCTTACGCCTCCTTAAAGTTTTAATCTTTTTACCTTTTAAAATGGCAACAGGTCAAATCAGCAACAAACAAAAGGTGGTCCGGGTGTATTGCTCGGACTGCCGCTGGTTTGTCCGTGACACCGAGGGAAACAGTTTTAAGTCAGGCACAAATCCGAGATACTATTTTATGGGCGAATGTTCAAAGGGGTTGCACCCTGATACTATCATAAAGCAGTTCGCCGACAAACCAAGAATCTGTCAAACCTATAGTGAGAAATGAGATTTTTCTTCGATACAAACGAGAGTGACCGACTGGGTTTGTCAGGGGTTGATGAAAAGATATACTTTTTCATCAAATCCTACGGCAACGAAGGTGTAAATATGGGTATAAAGAAAATGTCGGAAAAGTTTATTAAAGAGAGTATATCGACAGTCCAAAGAGGCTTAAACAGACTGATTAATCGTGGTTTGGTTATATGCTCAAAATCCGACTACATAATCAATGGTGGAATGGTAAATCATTACTGCGTACCGCAGGTCAAAATGAACGAGGGGGATAGTTCAAAACGAACAAAGGGTACTATCAAAATGAACGAGGGGGATAGTTCAAAACGAACAAAGGGTACTATCAAAATGAACGAGGGGGATAGTTCAAAACGAACAAAGGGTACTATCAAAATGAACGAGGGTACACCTTATAATAATACAAACAATATACAAACAAACTCTACAAACAATATACAAAGGGGTAACGCCACCGCAGAAATTATTTCGATTTCAGAATTGGTTTTGATTAAGTGGAACGAGCATTACACACAGCATTTCAATACTGGATATGTACCCGACTACCGCAGTCTGACCAACGACAAAGATTTGATTTCCGATGCGGTCAAAAATAAGATGCAGGATTTCAAAAAAAATCCGGACAACGTAGATGAAGCAGCCGAATTCATTCAGGCAATGTTTGAAGCAATGTTTTCCGCTGCCGACAAATGGCAAAAGGAACACTGGACGCTGCACACTGTAGCAACACAATTCAATCAATTATACAACGCAATAATCAACAGAAAGAATGGAAACAACAACAGCAATAACAACGGTGGAATCACGGACGATTACATTGCAAGAAAGATGCGAGAGGCTGGATTGCTATAACCCTGCCGCCATCGGAAAGACCTTTGCAATGGTCAAGACGATGAAAGATTGTTTGGCGATTCAGGATTCAGGCGAACCAGTATTGAGGGCAATAGCAAAGCAGGGAGAAACGGAGAGTGTGAAACTGTCTGCAATGATAGCGTTGAACATTGCCGCAGTCGATAGGTTTCTCCATTTGAAAAACCCATTGAACGAAGATGAAATTGATTTCATCGCCGAGCAGATTGTGAACGAGTTCGGGTGTGCAATGACAATGGCAGACATCTACATTGTGCTGCGCAATGCAAAAGCAGGGAAATATGGCAAATTCTACGAGAGATTGTCCGCACCTGATGTGTTGAACTGGTTCCGGGAATACTACGACAACAGACTGGATGCGGCATACGAATACAACCTGACTAAAGACAAACAGCAATATTCGGGCAATGGCAACGGCGATGATGTATTGAGGGGTTTGGGATATACATTAGATAAGGATGGGCGGAACGTGCGTGATGAGGACGGGCACAATGTAATCAACAAAGAACAGGTTGAAAAGAACGAAGCAGCACGGAAAGCACAGGAACAGAACGACCCTCGCAGGACCGATGAGGAATACAGGAAATTCAAAGCAGCGTACTATGGCAACAAAACAAACAAATATATCTAAAAACTGGAAATATGAGTATTGGTTAAGCCAAAGCGATTGTCAATATTGTCAGGTTAAAAGGTGTGAACGAAGAATGGCGCCAACTTATACGGTTGCTGGTGAAATTGGCGGAGTAACTATTGGATGCGCAAATTTTATCCCGTTCAAGCCTAAAGCAAAGAAAAAACAAGATAATCAATTAAAACTATTCTGATATGTCCGCAGTATTTCAAAAAGACATTATCTACAATGGCGAAAAATACATCCCAGAAAGCGAAGCAGTCAAGGTGTACGACAGAATCTACAAACTGTTGAAAGACCAAAAGGAATACTTTAAAACCAAATCACAGACGTTGTGCGCCAGTTGCAAAAAGCGTGAAGCAGGGTTTATTAAGTGGTACGAACAAAACTACTTGAACAAACCACAGCAACAGGACAACCAACAGGAAATGAACTTATAGGTTAATTGTCACGGAAACCCCTGTCGAGAAGCCGGACAGGATACAGGTAAAGAGGGAACGACATTTTTGCAAGTTTCATTATCAGGTTCAGGATTAATATTTTGTCATAATAGTACCTCCGAACAACCCTCTGCAAAGTATGAAAAGTGTTGGTGCGAGTCCAACTCCGTGACCAAAATACAACAAATGACGGTCAAAATGGAACAGAACGACAACAACTGGGACGATACAATTGCAGGATTACTTGAAATCCTGTGCGCAGTGGCAATCTTTATTGCATTAATCATAATTCATTAACCAACAAAATTTTAAAGCAATGACAAAGCAAGAATTAGCAAGCAGAATCGCCAAAAGACTTGGCATTGAAGCAACCGCAGTAAAAAGCATCCTCGATGAAGCAGCCGACCAAATCATTAAGGCAATGATGCAGGGCGAAAACTACTATCAGCGTGGATTTGGCACATTTGCCGTAATCACTCGCAAGGCAAAGACTGGTCGCAACATCACAAAGGGAACGTCCGTACACATCCCCGAGCACAGGTGTCCGAAATTCAAACCCTGCAAGGATTTCAAGGATGCAGTAAAATGAAAGCACTATGAAAAGTAAAATCTACATTGCAGGTAAAATCACAGGCGACCCGGAATACAGGCACAAATTCAAGTGTGCCGCCTACGAGTTGAGGGAGTGCCGCCGTAGTTGCAGTGCAAACAAGCAGTGCAGCGGTTGTGTGTTCTACGATAGGGATTATCTAACATCCTGTAGAATCAGCAGCGTATTTCCTGACCAACTCGAAATTGTCAATCCTGCCGAGTTTGATGTAAAAGGTCGTTGCTACTGGCGTATTATGCTGTACTGCATCCGTCAAGTAATTAAATGCGACTACGTTTTTATGCTGAAAGACTGGCAGGATAGCAAAGGCGCACGGAAAGAACACAGGGTCGCCAAATGGTTTCACAAAAACATAATCTACCAACAATGAAAACAATAAAGTATTTATTGGTTACTGCCGACCACAGGGAACTATATTTCGACCATTGGTTGGATATGATTTCGGCAATGGCAACAATGATTGATAAAGGCGAGACGGTCTGTGTCAAAAAACTGGATGAA